TGGTGGAGGCGGCGGGAGTCGAACCCGCAACCGAATCCGCAAAAGCATTGATATTACAAGGTTTTTTGTAACTCATCTGCAATTCCGTCTACAATTTACTTTTCCAGTTTGCGCATGACGCTATTATAGACGCGCTCGTTTACAATTTTCAAACTGTCCATCAGCTCGTCCATGATCTCCCACGCCTTGTCCGGTGGAACATCTGCCACTGCGCGCAGAAAATCGCTGTCGCCGTATGTTTCGACGTTGACCGGCGCGGGCGCTGCAGAGTATGCCGTTGGCAAAGCTCTCTCCCTGATGCCGCTTTGCTGGTCACGGATAGCATACAGCACGGCAAGGCGCTCATAGTTTGTCCAGCTTGATTCTTCCGTTTCAAGGCGAGCTATCCAGCGCTTGACCTCGTTCTCGTCGACCATAGGGGCGCACCCCCTTTAGCCCTCAATCGTGTCCATGCAGCGCTGGATAGCTCTGCGAATGCTTTCATCGTCGGCATCGTCAAGCATCTCCTGCAACTGACGTTTCATCTTGTCCATCGCACCGTCACGGGAATAGTGGCCGCGCACATAATGCGTGCCGCGTCTCGCATTGGACATATCGCGGTCATAAGCGTCGCGCATACCCGACTGCCAGTCTCCGTCGCGGGAATAGCGGCGAGAATAGTCTTCATCGCGAGAATAGCCGTCGTCCTCCAACATCTCGATCTTATCGATGTTTTTGATGGTATCGGTAATCTTGTGTGCGATCTCAAGGTCCCCCGCGCCAAGCTCGCCCTTGCGTGCCAGCGCGTCGAGTTCGTCGCACAGCATATTGCGCAGATCATACATTGCTTTCTTGCTCATGTCCATTCTCCTTTCATGCGATTCTCTCAACCGTCAGGTTCGAGTTGGCGAAGTTGACGGCCTGAGTGCTGGTGTTTTCCATTGCGACCGTCAGGCAGCAGCCTTTCGGGACGCAGACCTGTGCGGAAACATAAATGTTAAAGTAGTTTTCTACCGCCGCAGGCGTGACAGTCGCCGTTGCGCTGGTCAGCGGCTCTCCGTTAATGGCAAGCGCTGCCGTGATGGCCTCAACCGTGCCTCCAGTGGGAATAGCGATGTTGCCGCCAAAGGAGACCCTAAACAGGGCGCGATTTTGATTGGTGAGGCCGCGAAGCGTGACAACGCCTGCGCCCTGACGATGCACGATACAGGGCTTGCTATTGACCGCCGTTTCGGTCAGTGGGACGTTCTGCCCGGCAGGGACCAAAGCAATGCTAGAATTACTAAACTCAGCCATACTGGTATCACTCCTTTCTCTGATTTGCCCCAAAAGGGGCAAACGCACCATTTGCGACCATTTCCGCGTAGCTGGGCGCAAATAATTCGTCCGCTTTACGCAAAAGATCGGCATAATTGCTAAGATCGTACATGCTCATTTCACTCTTGTCCAGAGTTGCAATGTGATCGACAAATTCCTGCTTAAGTTCGTCAACCGTTTTCACAAAATCATTCCTTCCTAAAGGGGTCGAAATCGACCCGTTTAAAATACAGCGGCGGAGCTATTGCCCCGCCGCGTTGTTGTCAGTATCGGCACGGGGCCGACCATTTTGTTGACGTCAACAAAATCGCCAACAAAAAGCTATGCTATGCAGTTGTCAGCAGCCGCAACAGGCAAACTGGTTGCAGCAATAGGGGTTCTGCACCGTGTAGGCCGGAATGGGAGAAGGCCGGAGCTGGGATACCAGGTAGCTGTTCTGCGCGGCCTGAGATGCCGCCAGTTTTAGATTCTGATTCTCGGTCTGGAGGTCGGACAGCTTGCTCTGCGTCAGGAAGTCGAGGATGGCGCGGCTGTTCTGGTTGTTCGCGTCAATGATGTCGCGCGTGGCGTTCTGCACGGTGTTGCGCGTGTCACACGCCTGCGCCGCCATGTCATAGCGCACCTGCGCGATAGCCGCGCGATTCTCGCAGCAGCAATTTGCGGCCTGCATCTGCATGGCGTTGAGCTGCTGCATGAGCGCCGCCTGCTGGTTGCTGCGGGACAGCTCGGCATTGCCGAAGCCGGTGTTGATGGCCTGTGTGGTCGTAGCAAAGCCGCCAGTAATGGCATTGTTCAACGCAAAGGTGGAATCGCAAATGCCATTTGCAATACTGTCGAGCTTGCGCTCAACGCTCGCAAAGTCAGATGTCAGAACGTAGCCGTCCATCACACCGCCGCCGTTACCGTTGCCAAATCCGTTGCGGCCCCAGCCGAAGAGGAAAAGAACGATAATCCAGATCCAGCTGTCGCCCCACATACCCATACCGCCGCCGTAATTGTTTGCGGGGGCGACCGGCATAGTCATCATGGGGGCACCGTCGGAAAGAGACATATTATCTCTCCTTTCATAAATTTTATTTATCAAATCGCGGCCACGATAAGATCAATGGAATAAATGCTCAAACTGTTTTGCCATAGATTGCAGTTGGTTTAACTCCTGCTGGCTCATCGCACCAGATTGCAGGAGCTTATTGACTTCTTCTTTTGGGTTTCCCTGAAAGCCGCTTTGGAACTGTTGGAATTTCTGTTTGAGCTGCATCAGCTCACTTATCGGCCCCGGCATCTGCCCGCCGCCCAGCGCGGCCATAAACGGATTAGTCATCGTCATCGTCCTCCTTGCGCTTCTTCTTGCCCTTTATTTCGCCCACAAGAGCCGCCAGTGCGTCAAACTCCTTGCGGGTGACAAATTCCACGCCCTTTTCCTGCGGCGCTGTGCGGGGCGTTTCTGCGCGTTCTACGAGGTCATAAATCTTGAGCGTTGGCTTGCCGCTTGCATCCGCCTGCTTGAGATACACAGTCGGCGCGGTAGAATCCCACAGCGCCACAGCAGAGTTGGGCGCGATGAGATAGCCTCTCGCCTCCTGCTCGCCGCTTACCCACTGCACGCCGCCCTGTGCGATGGGGTTCTGTTGCACTGGCTGCGACATAGGCTGCTGCATGGGCTGCATTTGTGGCTGCTGCATCTGCCGCATCTGCATGAGGTTGTCTGGCATTGGCTGCGGATAATAGGGGTTGAAATAGGGATATGCCATGTTCATTCCTCCGTTTCTTTTGCCCAGTAATAAAGCGGGATTTCGTTCTCGCTGTTCCAACTGTCGTAAATTACACCGTCCTGCACGCAGACCACATGCCCAGAGAGGGAGAGAATATACGTCCCGCGCGGGTGCTCATCGGCAAACTTACCGACCGTGTAGCAGTCCGGGCAAGTGTCCGGCATGATATAGCGCCGATAGCCGAGAGACCGCAGATACGCGCCCCAACAGGCGTTTGCATTGGGAAGATCGCCGTCCAAGTATCCCCGTATGCAGAGCGACAAATAGACTTTGCCCCAGTCTTTGCCCGTCGCCTTGCAGATCGCGCGCACGGTACAGTCCGATACGTTGCGCCCTGCGGGGTTTGGGTTGAAATAGCTATACATGGAAAAGCTCCGCAAAATAAACGTAAGTACGCAGCTCGTCAGGGTCAGGAAACAGTGCCAAAATGTCCATTGCCATTTGCTCAGTAAAGCCCAGTGCTAAAAGTCGGTCGTACATCGCCGCACCTCCTTTTGTTGCCTCAATCATACCGTGGATCGCGCCCAGCAAATGGTCATCCTTTGGTCATCATTTGGTCAAAAAATATTTTGCAAAATCCTCAAAAGCCTCTTGACTGAGCGCTAATATTAGCGTACAATAGGGGACATAAACAAGAGGGAAAACCTCAGGAGGAAATGACCATGAAGTACACGTATCGCATGTTTGAAGACAACGCTGGCGGCCTGCATCTCGCCATTCTGAATGAAGACGGCGAATGCGTTTATTATCTGAGTGACTTTGATCGCGGTCTCGTGCTCGACACGCTGGCTGCTCTCAAAGATGGTGGCGACCCCATTGCGGACAGCTGGGAGGGCGGCGAAGAAGACCCTGCCGCTTGTTTTCGCGAGATCGTTGATCTGGTTGACGCAGGTAACGGCGGCGCGGAAGAGCTTGACGCTTGAGGTGTATTATGGGAAAGAAATATCCGGACTGTCAGTTTGCGGAAAGCGATTGCACTGCCTGTTCGCTGGTCAATTACGGGCGCGACTGCCATAACCGCCCGATCTCAAAACTCGAATGGTCACGCCGCATGGCTGGCCTCACGCAAACCGACCTCGCCATCAAATCCGGCGTGAACCGCCGCCAGATTCAGCGCGTGGAACTGGGTGAGGCCGACGCTGGTAATCTGACTGCCAGAAACCTGATCGCCATTGCCGACGTTCTCGGCGTAAATCCAAAAGACCTTATATAAGCATAAAAAGAGAGCACCGATTAACCTCGGTGCTCTCTTTGTCCGTCTGCGATTTTTTGGTATGCCCGTCTGCGGCAGCGGTTGACCGCCTCCGGCGACAGGTGCAGCGCGTCGCACACTTGCGCGTAGCTTTTCCGCCGCACGTCGCACTCAATGATACACGCCGCCTCGTCCGCTGGCAGCTCAAACGATAGGATATACGCCACGGCCCGCTTGGGAGCCATAGAGGATAGCTTTGCTCGGATCGCTCTGTGTGTTTTGTCCATGCCTGATTGCTGGACTTGCAGAGGGGGCTTTCGCCGTCCGTGCTCCTTCCTGTGCCCGATTAGGACACCGTTATTTTGTTGCTCTCTGGATCATCGTCACGGCTTCCTGCCGCGTGATAAGGCCCTGCGGGGCGCTGCCGTCCGTGATGCCCGCGGCCTTTGCCGCCGCCCAGTCTTTCGCCGCCCACGTGGAGACGGGCTTGGTGCGCAGCTGCGCAAGGTAGCTGTCCATCATCTTGTTAAATGTTGCCTGATCCATGTACTCCTCCATTTCCGGCGGATACTTGCCCGCCAAGATCATGCTCCCTGTGTATCTGAGGTGGTCGTCCCACTGGAAATGCGGGCGGTCTGGGAACTTCTTCCAGTCGCCGCCCCAGCTGAAACCGACCTGCTTGCCGATCTGCCCGCAGCGGGCAAAGAACGACGGATCGTCGTATCCGTGCCCCGCGACATCCTTGCAGATGTCGAACGCCAGCCCCGCTTTGACGCTGTGAAACGTCGGGCGCATCGCGTCTTTGTGGGCGTAGCCCTTGCTCACAAGATAGCGCTGGTACTCATCATCGCGTACCGTGTCCGTAACTTTAGCGGGCAAGCCCGCCTGTTTGCACAGGTCGAGAAAGATAAGGCAGTTTGCCCGCACGTCCGCGCGCAGATACTTGATATCTCCGCTTTTAAGCATCGCCGTCACCCTTGCTGTCGATCACGTCCTGCGTCTTCTGGCTCTGCGTGCCGAAGTAGAACGCGATGATGACCGCATAGATCGTCATAAAGTCCTGCGAGATATTGCCCGTGACGGCCATGTACGCGAATACGCCAGTCAGCACCAGCGTCACGATGCTCTTGACGCTCATAAGGTTTGCGATACGCTTGATGATTCTTTCGTTCATGTTATTCGTCCTTTCCCTTGATTTTGATTCCAGCCAGCAAGCCGAGCTCTGCCGTCCACGCCGCGAACCATGCGACGGTCAGGCTGTCCGGCACTACCTTGTCATGCGCGGTCAATACGAGCACCGCAATGCAGTACCAGCAGAGGTTGAGCACTGCCGCGATGACGTACTTGTCCCGCTTTCTCAGCTTCTTCATAGGGCCACACCCGACAGCAGCCACGCAATAAACGCGCCCGCCAGCGCCGCGAGAGCCTTGTCGACCAGCCCGTCCCAGCGTTTCCCCGCCTTACCCGTGATGGCTTTCACGTCCTCTTTGATCTCCTTGACGTCTCCCTCGACGGTCTCCTGCTTGGTCGCCAGCACTTCGACCGACGTTGCCAGCCTGTCAAGCGCCGTTTGATGCTCCTGCAACTCGTTGATGCGGTGCGTATTGCTTTTGCATCGGCTTTCGATCAGCGCGATCGCCGCATCATCGTAGTGCTTTGCATTATCCATATCCCGCTCCCTTTCTGCGGCCTTAGACCGCCGTGAAATAGTTCCCTACCAATTCGTGCGGAAGATACTGCAAGACGATCTTCCCGCCCGCGGCCTCGCCGGTACGCTCGCACTTGTACGTCTTGCCGTCCTCGCTGTCGAGGTAGTACTTGCCATACTCGTACTCCATGCCACGAGCGGCCGGAATCGGGTCATCCTGAGTACCAGTATGCTCGAGGTCGATGATAGTCCATAGTGCAGGAGTTTTGTGCGGAGGCCAGTCGGCCTGAGTAGTGTGACCGTGACCATCATTGACGCGGTAGACGTGCAGCACGCCGCTTTCGTCCATATCGCTGCGGCGGTCGCCGGGCTTGACGGTCTCGCCGATGTGATCCGCCCAGCGCGGGAACAGCTCGGGCGACTTTGCCGCCTCGCCGTCAGAGAGCGACGCGCTGGCCTGCTCGATCATCGGGCGCAGCTCTGCGGCTCGCGCCACGGTCACGACCTCGCCCGTGAGGGCGACCACCGCGCCGACGGCGTTCTCCGTCTCTGTAGGCTTGCCCATCTTGATAGATACGGTTCCGTCGCGGTGGTCAGTGATGTCGCCCGCGAGACTGTACTCGCTGTTGTCGTACTCGTTGACGACTTCTTCGGTCTCGCCCGTTGGATTGCCGTCGTTGTCGAGCTTGTTCACTGTCTCGCGCTGCACGATGCTCCACGGCGTGTTGTCGGGCAACAGTGCTGCCACGGCGTCGTGGGACATGGTGAGCGTGATGGTCTTGGTGTCGCGCTCGCCCCACGAGCGGTCTTTGGGGTTGCCGTTGATCTCTGCGGGATATTCGGTGTTGTTGACTTTTACGTAGATACTCATGTGCTGCTCCTTTCTTATTGCGGCGTGGCGTTGGCTTGCAGCCACGTCAAGAGATCACCGGTGGGTAATTCATCAAAAGTGATGGTGCGGTATACCTCCCCCCGCCAGCCGTTTCGGTAGGCGAGTTCCCTGGTCTCGGTAGACTTTCTATAGTAGATTAAAGTTCTTACACCGTAAGTGTCGTCGTAGTCTCGGATAAGATGGTCGTAGGTAAAGCCATAATAGCCAGACACAAAGCTGACAGCAATCCCGCTACTATACCCCCAGAATTTGTCTGGCTGCGACGTTATATCAATGGTTTCGTTGAAGTACCACGTCAAGCTCACATCCGGCTCAAAGTTGATGTCATACCCCGTCCCGCCGATAAGCGTCCTGCCTTTGAGGATATTGTACACAGTGCCGTCCACCATGCACTTACCGCCCTGCACGGTGTAGACCGTGCCGTTGACGAGCGTTTTGTGCGTAGCGGGCGGTGGCGGAGTGACATTGCCAGAGCTGTCGACTTCCATGTCCTGCGGGAGAATCAAAGCGGGGCGGATGCCGGACGAGCTGGATGCTTTGCTGGCCTCGCAGACGCCGTTGTAGTTGACGAACCACACCAAGCTGGTGTTGTTGGTGATCGGGGAGCGGAGACACCAGTAGTCAGCCGAGCCGTTCAGTTTCGCAATGCGCTTGTTGTTGGCGGACGTGCCGGTTCCGGCCTCGAAGTAGGACAGCTTCGCACCGTCTACCGGGAAGTAGGAGTTATCGCTGGTCGTGAAGCCAATCTCGTAGCCGGACAGCAGAAAAATCTTGCAGAGCAGGCCATTTGCACCGCTTTGATCCGAGCCACCGGAGCCGCCGTTCTTACGGTACGGGATCTTCACCTGCTTGATTGCGTCCCTGATGTTGCTCTCAAACGCGTTCAAGAACGTGCTGTTCAGTAAGCTGTGGATGGTGCTGTTCTCCAGATTGTTATCATCCGAGCTGTGCCATCGTATGTCCTCGAAGCTGTCCTTCATCAGCAACCAAGTGCCGTTGCAGGATTCGTCATACATGGAGCTCGGCTTGCCCTGATGGCCGACCAAGAATTCTTTCGCTGTACCGCCTACTTTTAGTTTGACAATACTGCCGACGGCTTTGGTGCCGAGTTTTGCATTTGCCATCTCCGTACCTCCTTATTTGAAGTACCAGTTGATCGCGTAGTTTTCCGTGGGCGTGGTCTCCGTGCTCACGAGCGTCTGCTTGACGATGTTGCCGCTTGCGATGTAATCGCTTCCGCGAGACGCCGCCACCAGCCCGCCCGAGCCGTTGCCCTTGATGAGGGAGGTGGTAGATGGGACTGTTGGAACACTAACCGTGACCGCGCCCGTCTTACCATTGACTGACGTGACCGGCGCGCTCTGCAAAGCGCTGTCAGCCTTGTCGAGAGATTGCTGCACGTCCTCTGCAAGGTCAGTCTTAGCAACTTTGTCCTTGAATGCAAGAGCTTTGAGGTCGCCTAACCACTTCGCAATTTTGCCAAACAGCACGGAGAGCTTTTCACCCGTCACAATGTTTGCGCGGGTGCTCGCTGCCGTGAACGCTGCCGTGACGTTGCTGCCGTTGCCGGTCTTGTCCAGCTTATTGGTGAGAGCCGAATACACGCCGCCCGACTGCACAGGGTTCGCGCTGCCTTGCGTAGGCGTTGCGTCAGTAGTTACCTTGACATCCTTGATAGCATTATCAATGTATGCAAAGATGTCCTGGTGCTTGTTTTGAGGGTCATACACTGAGGCCAGCATGTCACCCGTACCAGCACCAGAAGCGCCACGGCAATAGCCTGCGTCATAGCTCGTGCCGTTCGACAGCGTCACGATAAGGTGATAGTCGCTCTGCCGGATGGTAATACCGGTAATTGTGGGAGCATCCGTGCCGGGGCTGCCCTGCGGACCTTGGATGCCCTGTTCACCCTGTGGGCCGGTGTCGCCTGTTGCACCTTTTTCGCCGGTTTCACCCTTGTCACCCTTTTCGAGCACAAGGTTGAGCACCTGATTTGGGGCTTCTCCGGTAATGGTCGCGCTCGCCACCTTGCCGGACGTGACCGAGCCGATGGTCAGCACGTTTGCGGGGCCTGCGGGGCCTTGGGGGCCGGTCGCGCCTGTTGCACCGGTCTCACCTTGTATGCCTTGTTTACCCTGCGGACCGGTCGCACCCGTCGCACCTGTCGCACCGGTGTCGCCCTTGCTGCCCTGCGGGATGCCAAGCGCCAGCGTACCAGTCGACTTATTGTAGGTCGCCGTTGCCAAACTTCCTGCGGGCAGTGTTGTCACCGTGACCGATACAACGCTCAGCGTGACGAAGTCCAGCAGCGTTGCGCCTTTGAGCTTTTTCGCTGTGCCGCCCTGCTGCAAAACAAAAAGATCTTCGTTGGTGATTTGTGTTGCTTGAGTGAGGTCGGAAATTGCTTTATCAGCCATCTGTTACCTCGCTTTCCGTCTCGGCAGCTTTCGCGGGCGGCTCTGCGGGTACGTGCGCCGCCTGCTGGTCGAGCCGCTCGAGGATCGCATATGCCTGCCGCAGCTCTCCCTTGACCTTTGCCATCTTCTCCGCGTCGTTCGCGGAGATCATCACCAAAGACAGCGTATTAAATGCGCTGTCAAGGATCTGCATTGCCTGCTTTTTCATAGTTCCTCCTTATCCCGACTCCCACCAAGAGTCGGTGTAGATTTCTGCGTTGTAGGGTCTCCACATGTCCGTGTAGATGTACGGCGTATACGCTCGCCACATATCCGTGTAGATGTACACCGCGCCGCCCGTAGTGCCGCCCTCTGTGGTAAACGATCCGCTGTCGGAATAGCTGGTCTCCACCCATTGATTGAGGTTGGTGTCCCAATAGCAGAGCACTGCCTCCCAATCGTAGGTTTTGCCGGGGGTAAGTCCGTCGAACGAATCCGTAAACGTGTTGTTCGCGCCGGAATCCTCGTTCGAGGTCAAGTAATACCCGTAGCCCAGAATGCCGGTCACGTAGATCGCACGCGCTCGATTATGGTAGCTGTCTCCGTAAAACGTGCCGTTGAGGACAGCTGTCGTTGACCCCGTCGCCGTAACGCTAACACTAAAACTTGCCATGCGTCACCTCACTGACGAAGGAAAAACAGTTTCCCCCAGTTACCGGCCGGTAAGATATTTCCGTACATCTGGCTACCGATATACAGCTCGCCGCCGCCGAGCGACACAATGTTGTTGGACAGCGTGATAAATCCACCGTAGGCGCCGCTGGCTTTTAGGTATACATTGGTCGCCGATTCCAGCTTGATACCGCCATAGAGGGTTTTGATGCCGACACCGTAGTCAACGTTCGTCTCCACAAGCGAAATTTCGCCCACTTTGGTATTGCTGTTTGCCAGGAGTTCCACCGTCTGGCCTCGTAACTTTTGCGCTGTGATAGAGGTCCCGTCGATGTACGTTGCGATCGCACTATTGACCTCGTTTGCGTTCAGGCCCGCGTTGTTGTCGACGTAGGTCTTCGTAGCATAATTCGAGCCGTCCTTGAGATCGCCGACGCGGATGCTGCCGGTCTGGATTTGGTCGGCTGTCAGCGTACCCTTGATATTCGCCGCATCGACGTACAGATTATCCGTCTTGATGCTGCTGCCGTTGATCTTGGTCGTGCCGCTCGCGTCCGTCACCGTCAGGCCGTCCAGCGTGGTTTTGACCTCAGTGTACTTGCCGTCGATGCCCTCGACCTTGAGCATGATCTCCTCGCTGGTCTTGGTGATCGTTGTTCGTGTCTCGGCAATCTTACGGTTGAATTCCTGTGTGATGTACCCCTCAGCCGGATATTCGTCTTCCATCTCCGCTTCTCCGGGGGAAGAAATGCCCGCATATCCGCGGCCATCATCAGAGAGTTTAGACAGCGGCGAATAAATGCCACCAACCGTCACGCCGTCGCCCAGCTCTGCCGCTGGATCGATGTTTGCTGCGCCTGCTTCGTACGCCTGATACTGGTAGCCTTTCATGGTTTGCAGTAAAGCATTTACCATTGGCTGCGTGGCGTGAGGGCAACTTGCAATGACCTCCATTCCGGTATCGTCGCCCGCCGTCAGGCTATTTTCGTCGTCCACAAGCAACGTCACACGGGAAATAGGCTTATACTTGCCATTGTCGGAAAAGCTTGTAATGTCGCCGCCGACGTAATATTTATCAGACAAGAATCCTCACCCCTCCAAACGTAATAGCGCTGCCCGCTTCTGTAATGAGATAGTTTGTCTCGGTAGGCATAGACAACAACGGAATAAGCAATAGTTTCCCTGCATCGGTAATAATCCAGTTCCCACCGTGCGCCGCAGCGATAAAGCATAGCTCGTTGCGGATGGTGTAATCATTTGCGGGATAGTCGATGGTATACGAGCTGTTGAGCACTGTGCGGCTGTCCAGTTCCACGCCCATCAACTGGCAAAAGATGTTTACAGCGTCAGGCATAGTCATCGGAAAGTTAAGCGACTGGTCTGGCTCCCACACAACGTCAGCCTTTCTCATAGCGTCGTATGCTTCAAGTTCCCAATAATCCCCATCGCAGGACCGGCGGTTGGTAAAAAACACGCCTTTGGGGATCCAGTCTGTCGCCTGACTGCCATTAACAAGCCTGAGATAACGCTTGATCGTCGCGGCGCGCGGTACGTTGTCCGCATACAGTGCCAGTTTTAATGTTGCGCAGCAGGCGTTCCCGATGCCGAATTCTTCAAACAACTGCGATTCGACGGAATGCGACACTTCCGCGTCTTTGCCATATTCCGTTCCCGCAACGTCAAATTTGTACTCTCGTTCTGTGCCGGGCTTGTGGAGCAGCTCGCGCCACAGCGCGCTTGTCGTCTGCCCCATATCACACCTCAATCAAGTTAAACGTCGCGCCGCCCCACACCTCATTGTCGTCCGCTGCTTCTTCAAGCGTGCATTCCATCGACGAGCAGTAAAACGTGCTGGTTCTGACGCCATGCAGATCGAGATACTTGACCGTGCACGTTGTCTTATTGAGATCATCATCGAGTTTTGCCAGCTTATCGCGAGGCATAGAGCGCGTTGTACAGCTCAGTTTCCGCTTGGTGGTAATCTTGTCGCGGCGCATTTTCCCGTCTTTTGTGCGGGTCGTGTTTTCGCTGTCGAGGTCGTTGCGGCTCCACCCATAGCCTTTTGTGGCGATAGCGTCGGAGTAGTCCGTGCCGTTGATAATAAGGACTTCCATGTTACCCCTCCTTAGTACAGCAGCACGGGCTTACCCGCCGCGCGCGTCATGTTGTTAATGTTCTTCACGGTGCTGCGTGCAATTTCCTTACCGTCGAGCTGAATAACGACCGTTGTTGTACCGCCGCCAGATTCCGACATAGCCTGCTTAAATGCTTCGACCATCGTTGCAAGCGGCGTTTCGATGTTCGTCCCGCTCTTCTGGTCGCCCAGCACGGCGAGAAATTCCTTGTTGGGGGGGATGACTGCACCAGTTGCCAGACGCGGAAGATGCACTTCAGAAAGCGAGGAAAGATGCCCGCCGATGCTTTTGCCGCCAATGCCAGGGACCCAACTCGGCACGGTAAACTTAATCGTGTTGATCTTGCTGATAAGCCAGTTTAATCCCTTGATAATGGCATTAACCGCGCTTTCGGCAATAATGACGATGCTGTTCCAGATGCCTTTAAATACCTTTTTGACACCACCCCATGCAGAATTCCAGTCACCAGTGAACACTCCCTTGATAAACTGGATAATACCGCCAAGGATGTTATCTTTAAGGTTTCTCGCAAACTCGGTCAGATTGCCAGTCAGCGCAAGTACAGCGGTAACTACCGTAGCAATTCCCGCAATCACAAGTGGGATGACGCTACCGGTCAAGAAGAAGAACCCCAGCCCCGTTGCCACAATGCCAGCAATCAATAACAGCGTATTTTGGAGATTTGCACCGTTATCACAAATGTCCTTAAACGCTGTGATAATCATTGCTGCGCCAGCCACTACAAGGCCGATGCCCGCACCGACTTTGCCGAATGCAATTGCAAGCCCCCCTGCAAGCGCCGCTGTACCTGCAAGCATTTCGAGCAGATTCCCCCAGTTAACGCCGTTATTCCATGCGTCGGATAGACCGTCCCACAGGAGGATCAATCCGCCAACCGTGATGAGGATGCCGCCGAGCTTTTGCAGAATAGTTCCAAGCACACCCGGCAAGCTGCTACTGATTTTCCACAGCGCTAATCCTGCCGCAATGAGCATGACTGCATCAGCGATTTTTTTGAGGCGGTCGCTGATATCGTCCATGTAGCTAAAGTCCGGCGTAATTGCGTCGGCAGATGCACCGCCGCCTGTATCGTTTGCGGTATCGGTGGAAATCTGGTTGATCTCATCAAACGCCGCAAGCTGACTTGCCGCTTTCTTCGCAGCACTACCCGTTCCCTTTAATGCACTGGTCTCTTTGTTCAGCGCCTTTGCCGAGTTAGCAGTTGCTTTGACGCTTTTGCCGGAGATAATCGCCACAAGCCGCGTAATCTGCGAGATTACTGCAGTGATAACTTTTACAAGCAGTGTAAAGGCGGGGACAATTACACTTACAAGAGGCTGTGCCAGCGTCAAAAGCGCTCCTTTAAGCTGCGCAATGGATTCTCTCGCATCGGAGTTTACCATCACTACGTTCTTTACCCAGTCGCGCACCTTTGATAGTGCCTGAGTAATGACCGTAAACACAAGGGCACTGCGGACAACAGATTTTAAGCGCTGTCCAAATACTTTCATGGAATCTGCCGCCGCTTCGGTTGCATTGCGCAGCCCTGCGCCTTTGGCTCTGCCCTCGATCTGCTGTGTTAGCTCGACTGCCTGCGTTTTCGCGTCGGAAATCTTATCGCCGGTTTTGTTGAGCTTTTCGTTGAGCTTATCAATGCTATTTGCAGTTTTGTTAAATTCGCTTTGCAGCATTCGCACGCGCTCGGCCTGCTCGGACACGTCGATTTTCTCATACGTGCCTTTCGGTGCTGTACGCATATCTGCAAGCTCCTGTTTTGCCGCATCCAACTCTGCGCCGATGCTGCGCAGCCGGTCTTCCATCGGAGTTTTCTGGTCGCCGAGCCGGTTGAACTCCTTTTGTAAGGATTCGATATTGCTTTTTACTTTGTTTAACTCCTGATGGAGTTTTTTGTCGCTAATAGTCGCTTCAAATACGACTTCGCCGTCAGCCATAACATCACCTTCTTGCTTTTTGGTTTTTTGCGTGATATCATCCAAGCAGCCATAAATAATGGCAAGGAGGAATGAAAAATGGATAAGATGACTACTTGCAAGGTATGCGGGGCATCTATCGCAAAATCCGCTACCACTTGCCCGCAGTGTGGAGCCAAGCAGAAAAAGCGCCACCCGGTGTTGGGGATTATCATTGCTATTTTCGGCATTTGCATGATTGCCGCCGCATTAAGCGGCATGGGCGATGATTCTGTTGCAGAGAAACAAACGTTTGGCGTTGGAGAAACTGCCGAGCTAAACGGGGTCAGTGTAAAGTTTGATTCCTGCACCGAAAGCAATGGATCGCAGTTCAACACCCCTGATGATGGCAATGTGTTTTTGCTTTGCGAATTCTCCATTGATAACCAGTCGGATAAAGATATTGCCGTTAGCTCTATCGCATCGTTCAACTCCTATGTTGATGACTACTCGACAAATCTGAGCATTTCGGCCACTATCGCAACCGATAAACCTCAGTTAGACGGGGCCGTTGCTGCCGGTAAGAAAATGACCGGTGTTGTCGGATACGAAGTCCCCAAAGACTGGGAAAAGATTGAAATCCGCTTTACTCCCGACTTTTGGTCTGGAAACGAAATTGAATTCATTGCAAATAAGTAACCATCTTCGCCCGATGCTATTTTGCGTCGGGCGTTTTTTTGCCCAACCACGCATTGATCGTGTCGTTTTCTTCTTCCGTCATCGGCTTCTTTAGATCGACAAGCCGCCTGTTTTCTCGGTAAAATTCTCGATCCGACTTGTCGAGCGTTTTTCCTTTTGCTTTCAGGTTGCGAATTCGAACGATGTTTGCAAACAAGCAATCCCCGATTTCGTAGTACGCCGAGACGAATGACCACCAATGGAAATAAGGCATTGCGCGGACCTCTTGCCCCACAACACGATTGATGGGGGCCACGATGTATTGAAAGTCTTGCTCCCAGTCCATCAACTTAGGCCGCTTGCGATTATCGCCCTCATCTCCGCAGTCGAGAAACCACGTCATTTGTTTCACGGCTTCTGGAATGTGCTCATCCGGCATTTTTAAGAAGTCCGGATAAAAGATATCCAGAGCCGCAAGCGCTTTCTGCTCGTTGGTCAGATCGGCCGCAGCAAATACCGCCAGCACGTCCAGTGCCGCGCGATAGTCTGAGCGGATTTCATAGTCAACGCCGCAGACGTTCAGCGACGTTGGAAGATCGTACATCATTTACGGTATTTCTGCGTATACTTGCGGATTTTCTCATCGGCAAGCGCCTGTTCGCGCTTTACTGCCTCATCAAACTGCTCGATAATGGCGGTCATAAAGTTCTGCCAAACCGGCGCACCGTTGGCTGCGGAATATGCGTTGACGCTGCCAAAAAGCGTATCAGCAATGTCCTGCCCAAACAGGTCATTGATGATGCTGCGCATTTCTTTGTCAAGAGAATCAACCATGTCGAAAAGCTCATCATCGGGGATATCCTTTTCGAGTGTCTTTGCGCGGGTCTCCTGCTTCTTGCGCAGGTCATCAAAGGTTTTATATGCTTTCTTTGCAAAGTTAACATCCGCAGGGTTGAAGTACACCGTCACGATGCCGTTCACGCCGCGAATGGTATATTCCTTTACACCGGAATCAAAAGTGAGTTCCATATATTCCTCCAAAATGAGGGCTGACAGATGCCAGCCCTCTATGGTTTATTCGCCCTCGGTAAACGTAACTGTGTTGCCAGAGATAGCGGCAGTGCCGACCGTGCGCGCGCCGCCAAGCGTCACGTCGATAGGCATACCGATAAAGCCGCCGCCCTCACCGCCGAGGGAAGAGGGCTTGACCATACAGGACGAATAGCGTTCCGCAAATACTGCGGTCTTTGCCGTGCCTGCATAAGCGTGGACAATCAGCACATCCTGATTCGCCAGCGCCGCCGCGTTCTGCTCCTTGACCGCAAGGTTCCAAACCTTGACGATGGCAGGATCCCCAGCGTCCAAATCAGACGGGTCAAAGGTCTGCGTGATGATGGGTTTCTTCATGGTCGTGCGCGTCGTGCCAAGGATATCCTTCGAGGAATCCTCTTGCCAGTCATATTCCATGCTGGAATCCGTGACGCGCGTACCGAGGGGAGACCACGTGGGGGTTCCGGTTTCGCCCGTGTTGAGATACGCGATCAGAAGTTCGCGGTCTACGGTCTGCCCCGCCGTGGTGTTAAAGGTCATATCAGCCATTTTTAATCACCTCGTAGTTCATTTTCATAAGGATTTGGTGATCCTCGTCGCCATTCTCATAAACGGCAAAAAGAGAGGATCGCGTTGTAGGCTCAATACGGATGACGCGGCGACCGGCGCCAATGTCAGGTGGCGTCTCGCTTGCTGCCCAATCGCCCAAGGCGTTAAGCAGCTCGTCAGCTTTGAGCCGTTTGTCATTGCTATTCCCTGGTTTCATGCGGTAGATGACCTTAAATTGGTATTCCGCCTGATATCCGCCGAGAATGTATTTTTTGACAATGTACGCCGCCTGAATTGTGGACAGCGCCATCGCCGCAGTATCGGCGGGAAGAAATTCAAACCGAATCAAATCAACCGGCTTGTCAGGGAATGTGTTTAGCCACGCAAGCAACTTTCGGGAGACTTGATCCTCTTCCGCTGCCGAGACCGTCTTTTTAACCTGTTCCGTACTTCTTCACCGCCTTTTCTGCTACACGCGCCCACTTTCCAAGATTCTGTGCTTTCGATGCTTCACACCAATGAGCTTGTGCCTGTGGATGCGCCGTGTGGTTGAACACTAAATTGCGGTCAGTCACGACCTTTGTACCGCCTTTCGGCGCATATGTGCTGCCGGTATTCGGGTCAACCATGACTTTCCCGTAATACAGGAATCTCGCGTAAGGGCCGGGGTAGATGATGTCGTTGCCAACTACCCTTGTACGCTGCGTTAACGATCCTGTGAGCATCGGCACAAAAGGCTGAGTGTCTTTCTCCATCTGCTCGGCTAAAACGTGCTCAGCGCGCGTACACGCCTTTGCAATGGCGGCCCTTACAGCGTCCATTCCATCGGTATGCACGGAAAACTTGATGCCCATTACGCACCTCCGACTTCCCAGTGCTGCATATCGGGGCTACCGTAGTCCATAGCGTCAACCTTGGTCACGTTGTAGCAATCGTCATGGCTCAGCACGACGGTCATGTCGTCCGATACAAATTCGCCCTTCACAAAGCACGTCATGCCACCGTTGCCCTTGTATGAGAGCGTCCACAGGCCGGACTTGTTTGCCGATTTAAAAAACGATTGCGGCCCGATATATGTTTTCGGCTTACCTGTTACCCCGTCCACCGCTTCCACGGCGAACGGGATGTACAGATTTACCGCGTCCGCGCTCTCAAGTCCGCTTTCGCGCACGTTCACGCCCTTCGACGCTTGCAACATCACGCCACGCAGGATTGTGGTATGAACCTTCTCGACCTCATCAAACGTTGTTGGGTCAATCTCCTGCACGATGTTGTAAATCGTTACAGTGTTGGGAGCGTACATCTGCAACCACCTCCGCGATACAGTAGCCCAGTATGGGCAAGGGATTCCATACACGTTTCCGCAAGCAGTTTCTTCGCCCCGTCCGTCGCATTGAGCGCAGACAGCGCGGATTCCCCGCCCGTCGCAAGCGTTCTGGAATAACTGCCTACCGTTTCGCTTTTGACTTCCGCGTCATTTGCCGCGGCGTTTGCAAGAGTTTTCACGGCAAGCGCCTGCGCCGCCTCGATGACCGCATACTTGTCAACCAGCGCACAGCAGCACATCTTCACCGCATCAAGATCGGCGTGGTCTTTAGCTTTGTTGCGCGTGTAATAATCGAGGAAGGAGCTGGCACGGACAACAAGACGCGGGAAGTCATTTTCACTCACAGCGCCCATATAGGTGCCGGAGTAGTATTCAAAGTCTGCGTAAGTCATCAGTGCCCTCCTTCCAAAACTGCGAGAATTTCAGCCTTTTTCATCGAACTGCTGACCCCTTCCACCCCATTTTCATCGGCATACGCAAGCATTTCAGCTTTTGTCATGTCGGAGAAAGCCGGGGTGTCAGGGTCAGGCTCATTCAGCAGTTCAGTTAGCCCCCCACCGCCGGAGTGATAGAGCCGACCACCACGCCGTCGATACGCTCAGCGAAAAGAACCATGCCGTTGATAACGGTGTCAGATGCGGTCATGTTGGTGTAATCGGGCTCCTCATGGATACCGATATAGCCGGTGGCGTCGGTGGTGAAATCGAACACCTCGCCAAGATCAGCGCCGTTCACAGGAATGTAGTACAGGACAATGTTGTCCTTGGCGGTGGCGTAAATCTTGCCCTTGGGAACGCTGGAATTGAGAATCACGGTGCCAAGGCCGAGGAAGTTCTCAACGTAAGTCATGCCGAACGCGGTCTGCAAGGTAATGTTTGCGCTTGCGAGGTAGTCAGCAACGTCCAGCGGGTTCAGAAAATACACCGCACCGATCTCGTCATCTTCAAACAGCACCTGCAGCTGGCCCCATGCCTGTGCCAAGGTTGCCTGGAAGGTCGCACCAGATGCCGCGCCCGTGCCAGTTGCGAGGAAGTCGAAAAAGTCTTTTCGGATACCCTTCTGGACGTCCTTGAGCATTTCGTCGGTAGTCATCTCTACCGCCTGATCGTAGCCGCGATCGGTGATTGCTTCGGCAGAGGTGGCTTTGCGCCACTTCTTAAGCGTGATCTCCTTGTAGTTCACGGCTTCGGTCTTGTACTTGCTAAGGGGGATGGTCTCACCCTCAGCAACAGCGCCGCTCTCCAGCGTGCCAGTGGCCTTGTAGCTCTTGAGCACAGTTCCAGCCTGCTTTGCGATCTTGCGGGTCACACCCAAGGCCTCCATCAGCTTTTTGATGGAATAGCCGAACATTTCGGTAAATTCAATTTCGCGCACACGCGCGAGGTCAGCTTTCTTAATGAGCTTAGGATCAGCAGCCATTTTTATTCTTCCTTTCTAAACAAATCCATATTTGCGGCGATTGCAGCGCGCCGCTCCGCTCTGTCAGTAATTTGCATGATCTCGTCCTTTGTCATCGGTTTCCCGCCGCCGTTAAAGCGCGCGCCAGTGTCGAAGCGAACGGTCTGCTTGGAGACAAGCCCCTTGTAAGTGCCGTCTACGAGCGCATCAAGAGACTTGGTGTCCTTGATCTTTTCGCCGTCCAGCTCCAATGCGGCCATTTCTTCGCCGCAGCCGCGCATAGCAAGGTCGAGATTCGCTCCGGTGATGTTTTTGCTCTCAAAGTAAGCCCGGACGGCCTTTTCCTTTGCCGCCTTGCTTTCCTTTGCCGTGATGTCGGTCTTAAAGGTTTCAAAGGCCGAGTGTTCCTTCTCGTACTTCTCCTTGTAGCCGCCGTCACCTGCCGCCTTGAGATCGTCCAACTGCTTCTGGACGCTGGGCAGCTTCTCCGCGTCTGCCTTGTACTTCGTGAGATCGTCCTTGAGGGGGTCGACCACGCCCAGATGCAGCGCAACCAAGCGATTTTCGATCTCTTCGGTGCAAGCCTCGCCGAGAATATTTCTGATTTCCGCTCTCGTAAATTTCGCCATGTTATTCGTTCTCCTTTTCTTTGGCCCCAATTCTTCGGGGGCGAACGTTGTATAAAAACCGCTGTACCTCGCGGGTTTTACCTAAAATAAAAGAGCCAACCTGTAAGAAATTCTTACAAGCTGGCTCCTATTGCCCTTTCCCGCGCCCAATTACGCGGAAGTGCTGTATTTGATTGTTTTCTTGACCTCTAAGACAATGTACCCGTCGCCTTTTCGGCGTATTTCCACATCGTTTCCGCGCTTCAAAATTGCATCGATTGCCTTTTTGACTTCTTCCCAGTTCAATACAGCACCTTCATTCTTTCCCGCTGCTCCGGCAGTCCTGCCGCCACGCTGAACGCTTTGTATTTCGCGTTTAACCGCCGCAGCCTTATGTTTACCGCAGTCTCATCTTCATGCAATCCTGCGGCCTTGTAAGCAGCTTTTTTGCGCTTTAGTTTGCGTGCCTCGCGCTCAACGCGCCGCTGCATCTGCGTTGCTTCGTATGCGGTGTATTTCTTTCCGTCAAACTCGCAGCCGAGATCATCATCAATATAGGCAAGTTGTTCGTCAGTGTATGTGCGCTCACTTACGCCCTCAACCCAAACGTTGCGGCGGTGTCGGCAGTTGGCTCCTTCTAGCCCATCCACGGCGCCAAGGCCGCAAACCTCATAGATGCTCGGGTAGATGTCGCCGCTGCGTGTGGAATACACTTTGCCTTGCCAGTCCTTATGGCTTGACCACGGTGACGGCCCCGGCTTATCTCTCGCGCCAGCATGGGCGGAAACCTCGAAATACGGAGTTTCGAGATACTGCGCCGACTGCTCCGTATATTTAGCGCAAATTTGATTTACGCCAGTCATCACGGCTCTGCGCGCCGCCACATCGATCTGATCTCGATGCCCGCTCTCATAGTCAACTACCTTCAACCCGCTGTCTGCAAGCTGCTTTACTGCCGCCTTGATGGCTTGATTATAGTTGATCGCGCCACTCTGGATCCCCATTGTAGCGTTATCCAGCGCCCATTGGTATGCTTTGGCAGGGGGCAGCATTGTGCGCCCAGTGTCCACTAAAAAGCCCATTGATGCGGTTAGGTTGCGGAATGTATCAAGCGTCTGCGCCCTGATTGCCGCAACTTCCGCAGCGTCAACCAGTGTTTCCGGCTGAGTGATATGCGCAAGGTCAATGACGTTGGTGTAATACTGCTGATTGCGGTCCACAACATCATCAAGCAGTTTGTTTAATTTCTGCTCACTGATGCCGGTTGCTTTTTTTATGGCCTTTTGAATCTCTTTGAGGTCAATGCCGTGTGACCGCAGCGCCTTTATGTCCTGCACCGTGACCTCGTTCAGCTCGTCCCGCAACTTCAGCCGGGAGCAGATTTCTTCCAGCAGCGTGATTTCAAGCGCACGGAACAGTTCTGCCAGTTCTTCCGGCAACGCGTCAAGGATTTCCGGCTGAAACGGATATTTCATTTGCTTTCCTCCGTTTCACGATTTCATCATAGTGCGGCTTCACCCGAATCACATTCCAATCGCATTCCTCCGGAACTTTGCCGTAAAATATAACCCATTCCGGCGACAGCCGTTTCATCATTTCTTCGTAGCCGCGCAGAAACAGCCGCTTGCTTTCCTTGTTCTGCTGTGTGCTTACCGAACTAATTGCAACTATCCCGCCGACAGGCTCGCCATCAAAGCACCAATCGTAACTGCTCTCATCGCTCCATGAGATTGAGGGATAAACCGTTATGCCGTGCATTTGCCAGTATGCCGCCAGCCAGAGCTTGCGGTAATGATTGTATATCTGCATCGCAAGCGGCATATCTGTGTAGGTAGAAAAGTCCGGCGCGCACACCGCCGCAAACTGCGACAGTTTCGGAATGTACTTGTCAGGCGTGTTCCAGTGCCTTACAAATTGATAATCGTCAATAAAGAAATGCACGATTTTATCTTCTGGGTTCTTTGCCGAAAGAAGATAGTTCCCCGGAACAAATTCCCCTTGTGGATACGCTTTGACCGGTTCAATCTGCGGAATATCGTACTTGCCCACGCCGGGGAATGTGAACTTGTCGAGATTTTCAAAGTTAATCATACCGGACGCCATGTACCGCTGCGCTTGTTAGCTCTGCGGTATTTCTTGCCGTTTACCGTAACTTCCAACGCGCCGGACTTTTGCGCTGTTACAAAGGCATTGGAAAACGCCTTGTTTTCTGCTGCTTTGCGGTTTTTACTGGACTGGTCACGCAATTTCCGCATGTAGCTATCCATTTCACCGCGCGCTCTTGCCGCTCTGTCTGCTGCGCTTCCTGTTTTCTGCGCCGTTGTCAGGCGCGCAGGCCCGCTTGCATAAGGATTGACTGCTCCTGCCGCCGTTTTGAGCGCCGTTGTTGCGAGAGTTGCCATCTGCCTTACTGCGTTCTTCTTTTCAGCGTCCGACAGCTCAAGCCCATTGATTTCAGCAGCGTTGCGCTCAAATGTGCGTCTGATAATATCGCCCATATCAGTGACAGACGCGGCGTTTGCTCGGTTAATATCCTGCTGTGACAAAAACCGAGCAAGGCTCATACCGCGCCCACGCCCAGATTCTCCGGCTCCAATGCCGCCACCAGCTCCACCTCTGCCGCCCATTACTCTACCTCCGTTTTTTCTTCGGTCGTCATGTCCTGCATCTTCGGCAGCGCCGCCTTTGCAGTCGCCTCGTCCTCGTTAAACCAGCGCATACGAGCTTCCCAATCATTCATAATACCGTCAGAAAGCATCCGTTCCTCTTTGTTAAACTCGGCGTCTTTGTCCTCAATAATGCTGTCATCAAAGTCAATGGAGATTTCGACTTCCTCATCAAGTCCTGCGTCCATGTAGCGATTGCCCATGCGAAGCAAAATGCGACACAGACCCGTAATCGCTTGCTCGAGGATAATTTCATGCTTCCTGATCGTGCGGAACATGGTGCTATTCTCACTAATGACTTGTGTAGCCGTGGCAATGCTTGTCTGATCAAATTTGTAATGATTCTCGCCAAAGCCGCATTTGCTCGACAATATGTTGAGCATATCTTGCATACCGGTGTTAAACTCTGCTGTGCGCAGCGTCATATCGACCTGCTGCAAAATGTTTCCATCAGATGCGCGATCTTCCGGTAGAACGTAGTAAACCGTTTCGCGCTTATCAAAGACTGGCCTACCGTTGATGTCCTTGGTTGCTTCCGGCTGTACCACGATGCGCTTTTTCCCCAGCACAAACTCATTCACATAACTATCGTATGTAATATCAACGCTTTTGAGCTGGTCAATGGCGGAAGCGAACACGGCAACGCCCATAGGGTTATCTTCATCAGAGTTTGCAATGTTCAGACGGTCAATGACAAACTGCGGCTTGGCGCTTCCTGTGTGGACAACAGGGGGGATCGCTTCAAACCCTCTCACGCTGGTTAATGGGACTTCCTCTGCATCGTACAGGTGATTTTCAATGTCGTATTCGCCGCCGCTCAACCGATGCACCTGAATGTAGGTGTATTCCGTATCATCAACTCGTTTTGTCCATGCGAAAGCGCACTCACGAATAATGCCGTTATCCCACGTCAGCGGGTAGATGTTTGCAGCGGTTACATAGTTGATATGAATTCTTCCGGGGTTAGCGATCTCTGCTGTATCAGGGTCAACGCTCATATCCTCCATGATTGGAACATAAGCAACGGTCCCAACAGCGGATTTCCGCTCCTGCAATTCATTGGATTTGACTTCCCAATTATTATCAGCAAGAATCGCATCTACAAATTCCTGCTCCTTCTTGCCCTCAAGCGTGATATTCACACGCTCATTCATCAGCAGGTTTGCCCAGTCCTCGCAGACTTTCTTTCCCATGTTGACGGAATATCTGTGACATTCCAGTTCTTCGATGCCGTTCCACACCGTATAGCTGTGGAAGTCTTTCACATCTCCGTCATACCAAGATTTCCATACGTCGATCAGGTCGTAGAACTTGCTATTGATCGTGTCAAAGCCCAATTCTTTAAGTGCTCTACGAATATTCACTGTTTCACCGCCTCATGTGCCCTGCGCGCTCCAATTCCTTGTAGTACGGCTCAATGCTGTACTCAAATGCGTCAAGGCTGTCAATATCAGATGTTCCATCGTCAAGGCGCTCGTCCTCGAACTTGTCAGGATCATAAATTGCAGATTGCAGTGCGTCGATCAGATGCGGGCAGTTTCGCGAAACCTTGAATCTCCCCTGCTTCATCAGCAACACAACAAGTCTGATTCTATCCGTGATTTGCAGTTTCATTGCGTTCTTGACCTGCGTGCCGAGGTGCATCTTCTGCGCGGTATGATCTAACCCGCGAATCAGCACCGTTTCCGCGCTATCTGCTCGCGTCTGGCTATATCCATACTTTACCGTCACCATTTTGGCAAAAGTAGCAAAGCGATTATTCAGCGCGTCAGGGTCAATCTCTTCATTCTTGATGTATTCTTCTTCCAGCGCGACCACACGATAGTCTTTTGTAATCCCGGTCGCCTGAAACTTTGTCGCGGATTTCGTTCCGCCGAAGTCAACGCCGATGGAAATAACCGAGAATTTTGTCTCCTGTTCCTCTGCCCATTTCAAAGGATCATCAATCAAATACTTTTCGGTGTTGTTTGCAAAGTCTTTGTAGACAACACCCTCTGCCGCCACCCACAAACCGCGAACATATCGGTCATAAAAGATACCGGCGTACATATTCGCGTAGCGCTCGAGCGTTCTTGCACTCAAACCGGGGTTGTCAGTCATCTCGAAGTGAAGATAGAGCGTGTTCCGTTCGCGGTGTCGCTTAATCCACTCCTGATAGAACCAGTGATGCGGGCTGCCGGGGTTACAAGAAAACCACAGTTTCGCACCGTCCACAGAACAACGTGCAAGCGCCTGTTCCACGAACGAGCGCGGCATCAGCACCACCTCGTCCAGCAGCACGCCAGCCAGCGTGCGGCCTTGGATCAGCGTATAGCTGGACTCGTCCTTTCCGCCGAACACTTCAAAGTAATTCGTCACGGCTCCGCGCCGCACTTCCATCACCTTGTCGCCGCGCCGCCAGCGGATGATATAGCGCTCCTTTGCAAGGCTCATCGCCGTGAACGGCACGATGATGTTCTTTGTGCAGCTATCCACCGTTCGGCCACACACGCCGAAGCGCTGACCGCTGAAATTCTCCATCGCCCAGCGGACGAACGCCCACATCATGATGGAGGTCTTGCCGGAACGCACAGCGCCGTCACAGATCAGCGCGTCATACTTGGAATAGGGGAAAGCAAGGATTTTTGCTTGTCGGTTAGACAGCGGCATATTTCCACCTATACCCTCCAGCAGACTGACGCTTACCCTTGCAACATTCACAAATCTTTGCGTTATTCGCTCCTGTCGCCCTTGAAGCACTCATTGCAGAATCCCAACAAGCAACAAATACACCGTCTTTTGTATATTGTTCGACGGCTCTTGCATTTACGTTGTCTCCGCCCATAAATCGTCCCTTGCGGGCGTCGGATACTTTTTTTCTTGCCTCGGCTGAAACGGTTTTCCCTCTATGTACGGAAATCATTTTTGTTCTGTATTCTTTGGATTGCCAAAGCCTTTTTGTTCGTTCCGAGAGTTGCTTTTTATATTCTGGCTTTGCATAAGACTTCTTAGCCTCTGCTATTTTCTTTTCTTTGTATTCTGTATTTTTATAGGCATTTTTTATGCCAGCGGACATTTTCTTTTTTGTTTCTTCGGAATGTTTCCCTGTACTATTCCCGCCGTTTTCTATGTTGTACCCTTTCTCCCTATTTGTGGAATCATATAAGGAAATCAGTTCAACTTCTTTTGTTTCTGCGTCTTCTTTGCTCAATCCATCGAACAAAATAATATGTTCGATGTTATCCCATCCATATTTCATAATCGCATTAAAAATAAGCGGTTGCTTTCGATAGTGCTTCCCTTTGTTCCATCTGTATTCTGGCTTTTGGCAGGTGATCCCTATGTATACTTTCCCATTCGGAAAGCGATGCATATAGACTTTGTAATTTTCAATCATCGCTCTCAAGCTCCTTTGCCATTTCCTTTAGGCTCTGACTGAGCGCGTCTTCCCTCACCGTGTCGGCAGGACTGCCGCCGATCATCGCCCACTTATCGATCAGCGTTCCCATCGCCGTTGTGATCTGGCTGAGATTTGCCGCCGCCAGCTTCTCCGGGTCGTTGAGCATTTCAAGCCCCTTGCCGATGAACGAGCACACAAGGTCTTTGTGGTCGTTCATGTACTCCATCACATCGGCGGTGTTCTCTTCCTTTTTTTGCTCACACTTTTCCACAATGTCGGCATTCGCCCGCACAAGGTTCTTGACGGTCGTTGCGGACACGCCGTTGATTTTCGCTGTGGCACAATAGTTGTTCGTCTGCACATAGTCCGCCAGTATTTTCTTTTTCTGCCGGTCGGTCAGACGCGCAGCCATGTCATCACCTCGTCGCTCTCGCGCGCAAAATGTCGCTCTCTCTCTTTTCTTTTGGGGGATTATAGGGGGTAAGATAATACGGGGGTTGCAAGGGGGAGAAGAAGAAAGGGGGAAACAAGGGGGATTTTCTTTTCTCTCTCTGAGCTATGCGATGTAAACATTTTGCTTGCAATTGCTTACATTTGCTTTGCTTTTGCTTGCATTTCTTGCGTTAATTGCTGTCGTGCTGCGATCTAATTTCATCCGCCCGTCACAGTTTATTAACGCTTTGATACGCCAATAAGCGTTGTCAAATTATTTTTGCTACCAGCCCCCGCCCCTTGGCCTTACATAGCAGACTTTACCCGCCCCGAGGGGCTACAACGCCGCCCACATTGGGCGTTATTCTTTCCATTGGTCGCCTTTCCCGCTTAGATTGTCACACGCTACCGGCAACTACGCTCCGAAAAGTCGTAGCCCCTATTCCGTCAGGTCAAACCGGTCTTG